ATTTCTACGTCGTCGCTTCGCGGCCGGTCGAGGGTACGGCGGTAGAGATGAAGGTCTGCGAGGACTGCGCGGGCAACTTCTTTCGCGCGGTTCCGGAGACGGCGAAGCAGGGTGAGAAGTTCTGCGCGCGCTGCCGGCGCAAGGTAGTGGAGCGCATGGCGCAGCCGACGTTTGGCACGACGGGAACGAAAGGGCTGGCGGCTTCGCGGCGCGTGGTTCCGAACGTGGCACGACCATCTTTGTGAACAATTCTGGGGGCCAAGTGATTCGAGTGGGTGTGAAAACCGCCGTTTTAGCGACGTGTCTTTACGCTGCACTTGCCGGAAAGTATCCTCCGGTGCTGGCGCAACGGCTTGAGATCAGCGCGGAAGACGCGACGCAGGATGCGACTATCGCCGAGATCAACAAGCACCTGGAAAACACCGATCGCAACCTGGCTTCGCTGCAGAATGCGGACAACGTGAACGCGCTGGCGATTGCCGAGATGCAAGGGCTGGAGAAGGCGTGCTTCGCGATTCTCGCGGTTTTGTCAGGGACGTCGATCGTGCTGCAGGTGAAGTGGAAGAAGGGTTCAGCGGAATGAGCGAAGAGAAACGAAAAAAGGCGTGCTACGTCGGCGCGCCCGCGATCTTCGCTTTGGAGCAGTGCTGCCGCGAGATCAACGACGCATCCGATTTCGAAGGGTGCTGCGGGTGCTATCTTGTCGGCTCGTCGTTGGAGCGAGCTGATTGGAGGGATGTCGACGTTCGCTTCATTATCGCGGATGAAGGCTTTGCGAAGTTGTTCCCAAATGTCCGCGATGGAGCGTGGGAGTGGGATGCTCGCTGGCTGCTGCTCACGGTGTCAATTTCAGCGTGGCTTTCGAAGGTCACAGGCTTGCCGGTCGATTTCCAAATCCAGCCGCAGACGCATGCGAATGAGCGCCACAAGGGGCAGCGCAGCGCGCTCGGGATCAGGATCTCGAAATGACGTTTGCGCGTGAGGATGTGGCGGCGCAGTGTCGTCGCTGGGGCGGGCATCTGTGGTTGCCTCCGGAGATCGATGGCTCTAGGCAGATGTGGGCGCTGAGTGGGTGCGAATCGACTTTTGGCGCGAATGCGGCGCCGCGGCATGAGCCGGCGTTCGATGTAGGCGGCGCGTTTGCCAAGAGTCCCGACCAGGCGAAGCTGCTGCAGCTGTATGGTTCGGCGGGCGCGTGCAGCTACGGGCCGTGGCAGATCATGCTGGTGAACTGCTCGCCGGGAACGTCTCCTGACGATATGGCGCAGATTGGGCGTGCGGCGCTGGAGACGGCGACGTTTCTGAATCGCCGCGTGCTGCATTTGAAGATGGCGAAGACGGTGGCGCAGATTGCCATGACCTGGAACTCAGGCAAGTGGGACTGGGCGATCGTGCCTCCAGGCGTGCAGCAATACGCGGATGACTGCGTGAAGTACTACGAGAATTTTCCGATGCCGGCGGTTCCGGTCGCGGCGAGTTTGAGTTAAGTCAAGTTTCGATTCATTCGAAAGAGGAGAAACAAAATGGCAAATGGTTTTGAAACATTCCTGAGCAAAATCGGCAAGGACATCAAGGGCGTGTTTGCCTGGGTGGGCAGCCCGCAGGGTAAGGCGGTAGTTGCCGGTGCGGAGACGGCGACGTCGATCATCGTCGGAGCTGTCAACCCGGCACTGGTGCCTGCGGTGAACGGCGTGGAAGGCCTGGTGAACGCCGGGCTGCAAAACGCCATCAGCGTAGAAGCTCTTTCCGCAGCGGCCGCAGCGCAGAGCGGTACCGGAGCACAGAAGGCCGCTGCGGTGACCAACGCGATTGCCTCCGATGCCGGGTCGTTCCTGAAGTCGATCGGCGTATCGGACGCGACCGACGCCGAGGTGCAGACGCTAGCCTCGGTGGTGGGAACCGCTTCGGCGAACATCCTGAATGCGATCCCAGCGCGCGCAGTGGCGACGCCTGCAGCTCCTGCAGCTACGGCTCCCGCGGCCAGCTAAAACACCCCCACGGAAGTTTTCTCCCTGAAAAGCTGACGCCTGCGCGCCGGATCGCGAACCTGCATCCGGTGCGCAGGGTAGAGGCGGAGATATCGATTATGGCTTTGTTCAAAGTGCGTTTCATCAACAGCAGCGGCTTTGTCGCCAGCTCGATTAACTGGGTGACCAACTCGCTCTTCGATCACACCGAGATCGAAGTCGACAACGGCTACATCGGCGCACACGATTCCGGCGGAGTGCAGCTGCGTCCGCTGAACTACTGCCAGCCGAGCTTTGAGAAGCGCTACGCGGTTCCGTGCACCGATGCGCAATACAAGGCCATCATGCAGTACGCGCAGTCGCAGATCGGCACGCCTTACAACTTTAAAGACATTGCCGGGCTGCTGTTGCGGCGGCGGGCGTTGACCAGTCCAAGCAGGCTGATCTGCTCGCAGTTCGTGTTTCGCGCGGCGCTGGCGGGCAGGCTGGAGATGCTGAACGTATTGCCGGAGTTCTCGCATCTGGTGACGCCGGAGACGCTGCATCTGAGTCCGCTGTTGATCGGGCATTGCACTTATTCGTCGGGCAAGTAGTGAGTGATGACGCCGGCGAAGTTGCCGCGATGCAGTTTGCTGGCGGGATGGCGATCGCCGAGGTGGCCGCGCTGTGGGAGCGGAATGCGGCCTGGGTGGAAGAGGCGATCAGGCGGGCGCTGCTGGAGTCGATTCCGCGGCGCGATGGCGGGTTGAAGGCGCCGCGGGCTGAGGTTCGCTCGGAGCGTAGTGAGCAGTTGGAAACGATACGGGGAACGCAGAAAGCGCTAGCACTATGGCCGGACAATTGACACCACGCAAGGCGATCTTTATCACCGAGTACTCGCTCCATGGGAATGGAACGCGCGCTGCTACGGTGGCTGGTGTCCCCGAGGCGAGTGCGCATGTCACCGCGTCGCGCTGGTTGAAGGAGCCGAAGGTTGTAGCTGCGATCGACGAGCAAAGGGCGCGGCTCACGGCGAAGCTGGAGCTTACGTCGGAGCGGGTTCTCCTGGAGCTGATGCGGATGGCGTACTACGATCCAGCAAAGCTGTATGACGAAAACGGCCAGCGCATTCCGGTGCACCTGCTCGACGAAGATACACGGCGGGCGGTGGCTTCTGTTGAAGATGAGACGCGCGAGGCGAAGGACGCGAGCATACGAACGCAGTACGTCAAAATGGCGGATAAAAAAGGCGCTGCTGAGCTGCTCGGCAGGTACCTGAAGATGTTCACGGATAACGTTGACCATCACCATAAGGTGACGCTGGAGCAGCTGGTGTGCGGAAATGCAACAGGCGACGCAGCGCGTAGCTGAGTGGCGGCGCGATCCGCTGTTGTTTGTGCGCGAGGTGTTCGGCGCAGAGCCGGATGCGTGGCAGGCGGATGGGCTGGAGGAAATTGGCAAGCCGGGGCGCAAGCGCCTGGCGCTGAAGGCCTGCGCTGGTCCGGGTAAAACGGCGTTTCTGGCCTGGGCGGGATGGCATCGGCTGGTGTGCTACGCGGCTCCGAACGAGCACCCCAAGGGTATTGCTGTATCGATGACGGGCGACAACCTGCGCCGCAACCTGTGGGCGGAAATGGCGCGCTGGCGTAACGGCAGCCCGTTTCTGCTGAAGGCTTTTGAGTGGACGGGATCGCGGATCTTTGCGCGGGATCACGCGGAGACGTGGTTCCTGAGCGCGACCAGCTGGCCGAAGACGGCGGACGCGGAGACGATTGGGAGAACGCTGTCGGGGCTGCATTCGCGGTTTCCGTTTTATCTGATCGATGAGAGCGGCGACATTCCGCCCAACATGCGGCGCTCGGCGGAGCAGGGCTTATCGACCTGCGAGGACGGCCTGATCGTCACCGCGGGAAACACCACCAGCCAGGCGGGCCTGCTCTATGAAGTAGCGACGCGACTGCGTGGGAGCCAGGAAGACGGCAAGTGGACGGTGATTTCGATCACCGGCGACCCGGACGATCCCAAGCGTTCGCCGCGGGTGCAATTGGAATGGGCGCGGCAGCAGATTGCCACCTACGGACGCGAGAATCCCTGGGTGATGGCGTATGTGTTGGGGCAGTTTCCGCCTGGCTCGATCAACGCGCTGCTGAGCGTGGAGGAGGCGGAAGCGGCGATGGATCGCTCGCCGACTCCGGGCAGTTATGAGTGGGCGGAGAAGCGGCTGGGCGTGGACGTGGCGCGCTACGGCGACGATCGCACGGTGATCTTTCCGCGGCAGGGGCTGGCGGCGTTTCAGCCGGCGATTATGCGGCATGCGCGCGGCTCGGCGGTGAGTGTGGACATTGCCAACCGCACTATGGGCATGATGAACGAGCTGGACGCGGAGCAGGCCTTCTTCGACGACACGGTCGGCTGGGCGCACGGCGCGGTCGATGTGCTGAGGGCCGCGGGACGGTCGCCGTATGCGGTGCAGTTTGACAAGCCCAGCGCGAATCCGCGCTACGCGAACATGCGCGCGCAGATGTGGATGGAGATGGCGGAGTGGATCAAGGGCGGCGGTTGCATGCCGCGGATCGCGGAGATGGTGAGCGAGCTGACTGCGCCGACCTACTTCTTTTCGAATGGCAAGTTTCAGATCGAGGCTAAGGACCAGGTGAAGAAGCGGCTGGGACGGTCTCCGGATCTGGCCGATGCGCTGGCGCTGACGTTTGCGCTGCCGGATGCTCCGGCGCGGCGGTCTGATGGCCTGCCGCAGCGTAAGCGGGAGACGCTGGCGGAGTACGATCCGTATTCGAGGATGAGTTGAGATGAGCGCTGCCGTAGTTTCTCCTTGCCGTGCTGCTGAGATCTTCGACGATCCCGACAGCACGGCTCTTTTCGCGGAGTACGAGCGTGAGTGCGCGAATCCGCTGACGGGAACGACGGCTCCGCAGCGCGCGATGTACGAAGCGATTGAGGGACTGGGGCTGGCGCAGTGCTTTGCGGCTCGGGCGGATGGGCTGCTGTGCGGGTGCGCCTTTGTGCTGATTGCGGCGGTGCCGCATTACGGCCGCAGGTTTGCGACGGTGGAGAGTCTGTTCGTGCTGAGCGGGGCGCGCATGAGCGGCCTGGGCAGGCAACTGATGTACGCGGTCGAGGCGCACGCGCAAGAGGCGGGATGCTCAGCCATCTTCTACAGCGCGCCGGTGGCGAGCCGCCTGGCGAAGCTGCTGAGCCTGCTGGACGGTTATCGCAACACCAATTTGATTTTTACGCGGAGTCTGGCCTGAGCGCTCTGGCTCTGCCGCTGGCGATGCTGCCGGCGACGCCTGCGCGTGTGCTGGAAGCGATCGCAGTACTCGAGGCCCCGCTGATCGGGTATGAGCCGGTGGAAGTGCCGACGGATCATCTGATCCATGCGGGCATGTACGCGCGAACGATTCTGATGCCGGCGGAGATGGTGCTGACGGGCACGCTGATGAAGCGGGCGACGGTAGTGATCGTTCTGGGATCGGCGGCGGTGCTGGCCGGTGAGCATTGGCTGGAGCTGGAAGGCTACAACGTGATTCCCGCCAGCGCGGGACGTAAGCAGGTGTTTGTGTCGCGCACGCCGGTGATCATCACCATGCTCTTTCCTACGCAGGCGCGGACGGTCGAAGAGGCGGAGCGCGAGTTTACCGATGAGGCTGAGCGGCTGTTGAGCCGGCGTCAAAACGCGAACACCGTTCGAATAACGGAGGAGTGACGATGGCCGGCAGCGCGAAGAAGGTAGTCGACCACTGGGCGAAGTCGGCATTCAAGCCGAGCCACAAAGGGCGTCTGCATCGCGCGCTGGGCGTGCCTGAAAGCGAGAAGATTCCCGCGGACAAGATGCGCGCGGCGCTGGCGGGCAAGCACGGCTCCAAAGTAAAGAAGATGGCCGAAGCGGCCCACAACATAAATAAGTAGGAGGAGCTGATGTCGGGAGCAGCGACGATAGCGGCGATTGTGGGCGCGACCGCAGCGGTTGGTGGAACCGCCTATGGCGTCTACGCGGGGCAGAAGAACCAGGCGACGCAGAAGAAGGCGCTGGCCACACAGAACCAGGCGCAGCAGCAGGCCGAGGTGAATTCGTTGTCGACCGAGCGCAAGAGTGAAGTGGCGCAGAACGCGGCCAACCAGCAGACTCCGAACGTCTCGGCGATTCTGGCGCGCGCGGCCACCATGGGCAATACCGGGCTGAGCTCCACCATGCTCACCGGACCAGCGGGCGTGAGCGGCAGCAATTTGAGCCTGAGCAAGTCGACGTTACTCGGAAGTTAAAAGGACGCATGGCTGACAATTTCACATCGATGCGGCAGAAGCTGCTCATGCGCTGGGGACAACTGCGCACCGAGCGGGCGAGCTGGTGGGGGCACTGGCAGGAGATCTCCACCTACATCCTGCCCTGGAACGGCCGCTACTTCCGTCAGGACCGCGATAAGGGCATCCGGCGCAACAATCAGATCTACGACAACACCGGCATCCGCGCATTGCGCACGCTGGGCGCTGGCTTGATGGCGGGCGCGACCTCGCCGGCGCGGCCGTGGTTTCGCCTGGGCACGCACGATCCCGCGCTCAACCAGGCGCAGCCGGTAAAGCTGTGGCTGGCCGAAGTGGCGGAGCGCATGCACGCGGTGTTTCAGAAGTCGAATACCTATCGCGCGCTGCAGCAGGTTTACGAGGAGATGGGAGCGTTCGGCACCGGAGCGTCCATTGTGCTGCCCGACTTCGCCACCGTGATCCATCACTATCCGCTGACCATCGGCGAGTACGCGATCGCCACCGACTGGCAGGGCAACGTCAACACCCTCTATCGCGAATTCGAGAAGACAGTCGCGGAGATGGTGAAAGAGTTCGGCCTCGATAACTGCTCGCCGACGGTGCAGTCGCTGTATTCCACCGGGCAGCTGGGCGCGTGGATCCCGATTATTCATGCCATCGAGCCGCGCTCCGACCGCGACCCTTCGAAGAAGGACGCACGCAACATGGAGTGGGGAAGCTGGTATTTCGAGCTGAGCGGGGAGAGCGATAAATGCCTGCGCGAGAGCGGCTTCAAACAGTTTCCCGCAGTGGTGCCGCGCTGGTCGGTGGCGGGTGGCGACATCTACGGCAACTCGCCGGGAATGGAAGCGCTGGGCGACATCAAGCAGCTGCAGCACGAGCAGCTGCGCAAGGCGCAGGGCATCGATTACCAGACCAACCCTCCGCTGCAGATCCCGGACGGGCTGAAGAATCGCGACGTGGAGCGGCTGCCAGGCGGAATCACCTTCAGGCCTGACGGCGCCAGCAGCAAGATCGAGACGATGTTCGATGTCGAGCTGAACCTGGGCGAGCTGCTCAACGATATTCAGGACGTGCGCCAGCGGATCCAGCGCAGCTTCTTCTCCGACATCTTCATGATGCTGGCCAACTCCACCAACCCGCAGATGACGGCGACGGAAGTGGCGGAGCGGCAGGAAGAAAAGATGCTGATGATGGGCCCGGTGCTGGAGCGGCTGAACAACGAGCTGCTGTTTCCGCTGATCGAAAGCACCTTCATGCACATGGCGCAGATGAACGCCCTGCCTCCGGCGCCGCCGGAGCTGGCGGGGATGGACCTGAACGTCGAGTTCATTTCCATGCTGGCGCAGGCGCAGCGCGCGATCGGCACCAACAGCGTGGACCGCTTTGTCGGCTCGCTGGGCACGGTGGCGCAGATGAAGCCGGATGTGCTCGACAAATTCGATTCCGACGCCTGGGCGGATGCGTACAGCGACATGCTGGGCGTCGATCCCAAGCTGGTTTTAGCCAACGAGCAGGTGACCATGATCCGCAATTCGCGGGCGGCGGCACAGGCGGCGCAGGCCAAGATTGCGGCGGCGCAGCAGGCCAGCGCGGCGGCCAAGAACTTCGGCCAGGCGCAGGCGGCGGTGGCTCCGCCGGGCGGCGGCGCGGGCTCGGATGTGATGAATCTGTTCAGCGGGTATCAGTCGCCGGGTCCGACCGAAGTTCACTAAGCGACGGTCACGAAGTTCCGTTGATTCCTTTCATGGAGGTTTGAGCGGAGTGCCAGAGCCCGGAAGCGGGCCGCAAGCGCGGCCCAACGCCGGAGGGACTGGCCAGTTTTTTACACGGAGGTTCTAAATGCCAAGCCTGATCAACATGGAAAACACGGCGCAGGAAGCGGCGCAGCAGACGGGTGCGATCGCCACTGCGGACAACCTGCCCAAGTATCCCTGGGGGCTGGAGCTTTGCCTGAATGACGACGTGTTGGAAAAGCTGGGCGTGAAGACGCTGCCGGCGGTGGGCACCGAAGTAACGATCGTAGCGAAAGCGTGTGTCTCGTCGACGCGCGAGTCGGCCACCGAGGGCGACGGCGCGCAGCAGAACATGAGCCTGCAGATTACCGATATGCAGGTCGACGGCCTGGATGCGGACCTATTCGGGCGCGCGGCTGATCTTCTCTACGGGAAAAAGAAATGAAACCAGTAACACAAACACGCTTCGGCGACGGCAACGGCAACTGTCTCCTAGCGTGCGTGGCGTCCCTGCTGCACAGGCGGATTGAGGACATTCCCGATTTCAACCTGAGCGGGTGTGGATGGTTTGAAGACTTCTACGAGTGGTGTCTGAATGAAGGCCTTGGCGTTATTCGGCTGAGT